AGAGCATTAGATTTACATGAAACGATTCAGCGCTATTTGATTATTGTACAAAGCATCGAAAATGCACTAGGCGATTTAAAAAATCAAGAACGCGAATTTATAGAACACCGTTACTTTAATTGCATGAGCATACAGGAAGTAAAATTGGTAATGGGTTACAGTGAGGAAAAGAGCATATACAGAATTAGGCGCCACGCATTAGACAAGCTATTAATAAGCCTTAATAACTTATTAAGCTTGAAATGAGGGGGCGCGGTAATGCTACTAATATGCGACTTTTGCGATTCTATAAAAAGCGGAATCTTTAAAATAGAGGCGGCTTTCTATATCACCGAGGACGAAATTTTATTTCCAAGTGATACAAGCCGCTATCAAAATATTTGCCTTGACTGTATGGGCGTTACTGTATGGGAGGATTTAGAAGATGATTAAATGTGATTTTTGTGGGCGCGAATATATGACAGGCATAAGCTTGCCGGTTACGGTGACTTATGACGAAACCACAACCACAATAGAGCAAGGAACAGACCGCAACACCATTTGCACGCCATGTTTAGGGCAAGAGGCTTATGCCGCTAACTATAACGCTACAAACGAATAGGAGCTAACAACATGCTTAAAAAACTAACAGCCGTTTGCTTATCGGTTTTTATTTTAGGATTTGCCACGATAGCAAGCGCAGAATATACCGTAAAAGCAGGCGACACGCTAACAGGCATTGCAAAGAAGTATGGCATGTCCTACGCGGATTTAAAAAGCCTAAACCCACAAATTAAGAACCCGAATTTAATTAAAGTGAATGACTATATAAACGTGAGAAGCGGCAACAAAGCAAAAGACCTTGTTGACTATGCACGCTCCTTACAAGATGTAACAACTTATGTTTACGGTGGACAACAAAACCAAGCGCCGCCGCTAAGAACTGATTGTAGCGGATGGACGCAATATATTTATAAAAAGTTTGGCGTGAACTTGCCGCGTGTGAGCCGTGACCAAGCGAGAGTGGGCACACCTGTAAAGTTTGCGGATATGAGAGCCGGTGACTTAATGTTTTTTAGCACTAGAGCCGACCACGTTATAACGCATGTAGGAATATACATGGGAGGAAACTATTGGATCTCGAATTTGTCAACTGGTAAAGATGTCCGTATTTTATCGACCTTTGGCACGTGGACAAAAACCTATTTCCAATGGGCTACACGTGTGCTATGAGAGCATATGAGATTTTAGGCGGCATTGTATTGGGCTACTTTGGTAGCGTGTTTTTACAAGCCGTGAAAGAGCTTATAAAGTTATGGATATAAAAGAGTTAACAATAATTTTTAACGTGCTCATAACCTGTTTTAATGCGGTTATGGGCGTTATTAACTATAGGCTAGGCAAACAACGAACAAAAGGAGAATGAGCCATGAGCAAAAGCAAGCGTAAAAGAAGACGTAAGAACATTTATTTTCAGCCGAAAATGTTAATTGGACAAGTAAAAAAGTTTCACATTTAAGAAAAAAGGGCGCTATGACAGGTTTTTGACAGTAAAAGTACCATATAAATCATGGTTTTATTGGCTAGAATAGAGAATAGGCGCAAAGCGGTAAGCCCTTTCCTGCTTTGCTTTAATCTTTCTTTGGCTTGTAAAGCTTCTATATCCCTTTGTTAGCAACCGGCACACAAGCTTGGTTGCTTTGTTTTTTCTAAGGAGGTACAGACACCATGAGCACCACAAAAAAACGTGGAAGACCAAATAAACTTACTAAAGAATTACAAGATAAATTATGCGGCTATATTGCCGAGGGAAATTATTTAGATACAGCTTGCCGCTTATCCGGCATTGACTACGCAACTATGCGCCGTTGGATATTGCAGGGCGAGCAAGACATGAGCGGCAAGTTTTTTGAATTTCAAGAAGCAGTACAACAAGCCGAGGCGGTAGCAGAAGCGGAACGAGTTAGATTGATTTTAAAAGCCGGTAAATACGATGATTGGAAAGCGAACGCATGGTATTTAGAGCGTAAATATCCCGAACGTTGGGGAAGGAAAGAGCGCATAGACGCCCATGTAACAAGCGAGCACACCGAGCGCAAAGAAATGCTAATAGAACACCAAATAGAAACAGACCCACAAACGGTTGAATTAGTGCGCCAGTTATGGAGAAGGCAACAATCATTGGAGCAAAACGAATGATAAGCGCAAAAGACCAAGAATTATATATAAGGGCGGCGGCACGTAAAGACTACGCTTTTTATTGTGAATTGGTGCATAACGGTAGATATATACCGGCTAGGCACCATTTTTTGTTGTGTGATGCCGTACACCGCATATGTGAAGGCAAGCTTAAAAAATTAATGGTTTTTATGCCGCCGCGCCACGGTAAAAGTCAAACGATAACGGAAACATTGCCGAGCTATTTAAACGGCAAATTCCCAAATAAAAAAGTAATGACCATTTCATACGGTGACAGCCTAGCAAAAGAGTTTGGACGAAAGAACCGGCAAAAGGTAAAAGAATACGGCAAAGAGATTTTTAATGTTGAGCTTGACCCTGCTAATAAGTCTATGAGCGATTACACAATCAAAGACAAGTTGGGCGGCTCTTATTTTAGTTCTATCTTGGGCGGCGTGACTGGACGCGGCGCACACTATTTAATTATTGATGACCCGATAAAAACACGCCAAGAAGCAGAAAGCGAAACATACCGCAACCGTGTTTGGGAAGAGTACCAAAGTTCACTAAGTACGCGTTTAATGCCAAACGGTGTAACGATTGTGATTCTCACACGTTGGCACCATGACGACTTAGCCGGACGCATTCTAGCCAGTGAGCCGGACGAATGGGAAGTTATAAGCCTGCCTGCAATAGCAGAAGAAAACGACCTATTAGGGCGTGAAGAGGGCGAGCCTCTTTGGTCTGAATTTGGCTATGACAATGAATGGGCAGCAAAGAAAAAAGTGGAAGTTGGTAGCAAGGTTTGGTACAGCCTTTTTCAACAGCGACCCACACCGGATAGCGGCGATGTATTCAAGCGTGAATGGATTCAATTCTACAAGACATTGCCACAGTTAGACGAACAATTAATAAGCGTGGACGCCTCTTTTAAAGACAAAAAAACAAGTGATTTTTGTGTGCTCCAAGCATGGGGCAAGAAGGGCGCGAACAAATATCTTATAGACCAAGTGAGAGACAGAATGAACTTTCCACAAACCGTTGCCGCTATCCGTACTTTTTCCGCTAAACATCCAAAGGCTCATACAAAGCTAGTTGAAGATAAAGCAAACGGAACGGCAATAATTGACTATTTAAAGAAAGAGATTAGTGGAATGATACCTATTGAGCCAATGGGCGGCAAAACCGTGCGAGCGGATGCCATTAGCCCACAATGGGAAGCAGGCAATGTATTTTTACCGCATCCGAGTATATGCCCTTGGATTAATGATTTTATTGAGGAATTAATTCAATTTCCAGCCGGCAAGCATGACGATATGGTGGATGCAATGAGCCAAGCCCTTACACGTTGGCAAACCGCTATTAATTTCTTTATAGGAAGGGCGTAACTATCTTGTTTGAAACATTAGACGAAGGCGCTAAAAAAGCCTTTGAAGAGCTAACAGAAAACGCACAAGTAGCATTTGGATTTAGCAAGTATTCTTTCTTGCATGGGTGGAGCCTTTTATTTTTGGTTGTAGCCGTGGCAATTGTGTTTGCATTGATTTTAAACAACAAGGATGATTGACCATGTTTGACTATTTCAAGCATTGTCTACAGGATTTTAACGTTTTCATGTTCCTTGCTATTGTGATAGTCAATACAGCACTAAGCAAAGCAAATAGCACCAAGCTTTTAAAAGAGCAAAGCCAAGAACTGTATAACGAAATCGAAGAAATAAAAGACGAAATAAGAGAGTGTAGAAAATGAGTGAAACTATCACATTAACCATTATCGAATTTATAGCAAGCGTCATTGTTGAAGGTGTTATATTAGCCGGCATCTTTTCACATATAAGCAACCAAGCGCAAACCAAACAGCAACAGAACTTGCAACAAGAAATGAATAACATAGAAATCCAAAACAAGTTTATTTATACACAGTTGCAAGCCGAGATACACCGAGCCAAGCAAGACATACTAAGCGAAATAAAAGAGTCTCAACAGAATAATAAACAGGCGCCGACCCACAATGAATAGGGGGCGCTTTTTTCCGTTTGTAAATATACGAAAAGGAGGGGCAAAGCTTGAAATTTAACCCTTTCAGAAAAAAATCAATGCGTTATAGTCAGTTGTTGCCAAGTTGGAAGACAAACCAAGACGCAAAATTTAATGATTGGACAACCGAGAAAGCCATAAGCGAGGGGCTAAAGTCTAGCACATATGTTTATGCCTGTATTCAATTAATCGCTAGGAGTGCGGCAAGTGTGCCGTGGTACGCGTATAGACAAAAGCGCAATGGTGATTGGCAACAAATAAAGCGGCATCCTATGGAGCTTTTAATTGAAAATCCTACGCCCTTTCACAACCGAAAAGACCTTATAGAAGGCATGGTTCACCATTTATATTTGGGCGGTAATGCCGTGTTTACAAAGGTAAGAGCCGGAGGGGTGCCGGTAGAATTGTGGCAATTGCCGCCGGATGCAATGAAGGTTATACCAAGTAAAACGGATTTTATTGACCATTATTTATACGAGAAAGACGGCGTAAGACAGCGCTTTGAACAACGCGACATTATGCACAATAAGTTTTTAGACCCTGCAAACCCTTATTGGGGCATGGCACCGCTACAAGCCGGAGCAAGAACGGTTGATAGTGAAGTTGAAGCCGTGCGCTTTCAGAAAGTTTCACTTCAAAACCGCGCCATTTCAGACGGTATTTTCACCTTTGAAAGCCATTTGACACGTGACCAATGGGAAGAGGCACGCCAAATGATACGCGACCAACACCAAGGCTTTGAAAATGCACGCTCGCCGTGGGTATTAGGAGCAGGCGCCAAGTGGCAACAAATGAGCCTATCACCGGCGGAGCTAGATTTTTTAAATAGCCGCAAATTTACACGTGAAGAGATATGCACAATCTTTAATGTGCCGCCGCCGATGATTGGCGTATTAGAGAACAGCACATACAACAATATCGAAACAGCAAGGAAGATTTTTTGGCAAGACCATTTGGTGCCGCTACTTGAAGATATTAAGAATTGCTTTAATCAGTCAATAGCGCCGGAGTTTGGGCAAGGCGTTATTTTGGATTATGACCTTTCAAACGTGGAGGCACTACAAACAAGCAACACGGAAAAAATGGCAACAGCCGCACAGCTTTTTGCAATGGGTGTGCCGTTTAATATTATCAATCAGCGCTTAGACCTAGGCTTTGACGATATAGAAGGCGGCGA